GGAAGCGCTTTAATATATTGTGGTCGAATATCCAGACCATGATTCCAGCGCTGTACGGCAAAACGCCACGCGCCGAAGTTGCCAGGCGCTGGAAAGACTCTGACCCGGTTGGACGTACCGCTTCAGTGATTCTTGAGCGCTGTTTACAGTACGAGATTGACCACTATGGCGACTTTGACAGTTCGATCAGGCTGGCAATAACTGACCGACTGCTACCTGGCAGGGGCGTAACCTGGGTGCGCTTTGAGGAAAAAGAACAGGCAATGCCAACGGATGCCGCGCCCGGAGTCGAAGGCGGCGAGGCGCAAGTAACGCCGGTGGCTTACAAATACGAATGCACGCCCGTCGATTATGTCTTTTGGAAAGACTTCAGATACTCACCGGCGCGAAGCTGGGACGAAGTGACGTGGGTTGCTCGCCGGGTGTACATGAGCCGAGCGGAGGGTATTAAGCGGTTCGGTGAAGACTTCAAGCAAGTGCCGTTAGTCCATGAGCCTATTGGCCTCGACGAATTACAAAAAAATGGTGTCGAAAGTGAAGACCTGGACGGCATGAAAAAAGCTGAAGTCTGGGAAATCTGGTGTAAAACGTCGAAAATGGTGTATTGGGTTGCTCAAGGTCACTCTAAGACGTTGGACATTAAAGACGACCCTTTAGGCTTGGATAACTTCTGGCCATGTCCTAAGCCTTTGTTTGCTACACAAACCACGGACACATTGGTGCCTGTTGCTGATTTTTCGCTATATCAAGATCAAGCCGAAGAAATCGACATGCTGACCAATCGAATCGGCATGCTGGTCGAAGCTGTTAAGGTCGTTGGGGTGTATGACGCAAACCAGCCAAGCGTACAAAGGATGCTGTCCGAGGGCGTCAACAATACATTGATACCGGTCGACACCTGGGCGGCATTCGCAGAAAAAGGCGGGTTAAAGGGGGTTGTTGACTTCCTGCCGCTAGAGTCTGTATTACAAGCATTAGCACAATGCTACAACGCCAGAGAGCAAGCCAAGCAAGTAGTGTATGAAATTACTGGTCTGTCGGACATCATCCGAGGCGCTTCGATGGCCTCGGAAACTGCTACCGCGCAACAGATCAAGAGCCAGTACGCCAGCCTGAGATTGAGGCGACTACAAACAGAGGTTGCCTTGTTTTCCTCTGAGATTCTGCGAACAAAAGCACAGATTATGTGCGACTTTTACTCGCCACAAACACTGTACGAAATGTCAGGTATCGGCGGCACTCAGGATGCGCAGTACGCTGAACAGGCAATAATGCTGCTAAAGAGTGAGCCGTCCAGGGGCTTCAGAATTGAAGTCGCGGCAGATTCTTTGGTCGAAATGGACGAAGCCACGGAAAAGCAGAACCGGCTAGAATTTTTAACGTCAGTAGGCACATTCATGGAGCGGGTATTGCCGGTTGCTCAACAGGTGCCGGAACTTGCCCCGCTGATGGGTGAGATGCTCATGTTTGGCGTCCGGGCATTTAAGGGTGGGCGGTCGATGGAAGCCGCCTTTGATTCTGCGCTGGCAAAACTAAACGAACCTAAGCCACCCGCAGAACCGCAGCCAGACCCGGAACAAATGAAAATGCAGGCTATGGCGCAAGCGGAGCAAGCAAAAGCGCAGATTGAGCAGGCTAAACTACAAACCCAAGGGCAGATTGAGCAATTCAAAGCGCAGCAGTCTAAAGAATTGGAACAAATGCGACAGGAGTACGAATCTGCTAGAGAACAACTGCGACAAGAAGCAGAAACTCAGCGAGCAGAAATGAAAGCAAATGCAGAGCGTTCGTTAAAAATAGAATTGGTGCAAATGGAAAATGAAAACGAAGCGCAAAAAATTGCCAGTGAAAAATTGGAATTAACTAAAAACGATGTAATAGAAAACATTGGAACCATGGTTCAACAATTTGCCGAGCAAATAAATAACGCTATTAAGACGCAAGAACAAAACGCACAAACAACATTGGCGCAAATAAAAAATAGTATAAATGCACCTAAAAAATTAATCCGAGACAAAAATGGAAAAACCATTGGAGTTGAAATAAATGGTGAATTTAAGCAAATAATAAGGGATAATAGCGGCAAAATTATTGGTATTTAAGAAGGAGTAAAAAATGGCTGTCAATTACAGAACATCATTAAAAACCACCAGAATGACCGCTGTCAGGGACGATATTGATTCAGGCACTGGTGCTGGTACGCTGGAAATATGCACATCGGGCTATGCCTCGATCTTGGCTACGTTTACATGCAACGACCCATGCGGGACTATTAGCAGCGACGTTTTGTCGTTTTCAGGCTTAACTAAAACGGCTACGGCTGGCAACACCGGAACCGCTGCAATTGCGCGGTTTAAGAACAGTTCAGGCACGGACATTGTGACTGGCTTAACTGTTGGAACGTCAGGTACTGATATTATCATCAGCCCGTCAACCTCGATTACTTCGGGGCAGACCGTTGAGTGGACGGCTGGCAGCATCACGCACAACGCATAACATGCAGATTATCACTTTACCCCGATCTTTTATTTACATCGCAAATTCGGGCGATTGGAACATTTATGTCGGCAATGGTCAATTTGAGATTGAGCCTGCCAATTCTAAGGATTTGAGCAATGACTTTAATCGGTCGGCTATCTGAGCCAGATATTGCAACGCTTCCCGACTGGGAGGCAGCGGAGGTGCTGAACGTTCCAGACGTAACGCTGCCTATCGTCGTGACATGGGAGCCGACCAGAATTGGCATCGGCAGTGTGATGGATGCCCTTGGGGCGCAGGCAGGCGCTGCCTTGCTTGATGTGCTGACCTTGATGGCAACTAACAACTCGACTTTGCGGTGGGGACTTCGGACGCTAGAGCAAAACGGACTTAACTTTTCGCTGCCAAGCGTGCGCTCCGAGATTGACGCGTTAGTGCTAAGTGGAGTGATAACAGAAGCGCAACGCGATGCCCTTTTTGCGCTGTCGCGCCGTGAACGGCATCCATCGTGGTCAGAGTATTACGGCGTCAAGGTCGATGCTCGTGCAGTCGGTATCGCTCGTGGAGCAAGGGAATAATCAATGGCAATAGCAAAGTGGTCAGCCCCCTCAACTCGTAGCAGCAACCTCGCGGGAACAACGCTCAACTCGCTGGCAAACGGCTCAGAATCGAGCCGCGTCACCTACGACAACAGCACGAACCGTGACTTGTACGGGTTCGTGACGATCAAGCTCGGCAGTATCACGCCCTCGACTGGCGGCAGCATCACGCTGCGCGTGACGGCGAGCGATGGCACGGACTTAGGCGATGCTGTCGGCGGCGATCTCTACACGATGCCGCTGACCACTGGCGCGTCGGCGAAGATCGTCAACGTTCCGCTGGTGCGGCTGTATCCGTTTTCGCTTCGACTCAGCATTATCAATAACGCTGGCGTGACAATCGCAGCGTCGGGAAATGAGATTTACGTCACGAACTATAACGAGGACGTGACTTAATGCCGCGCGGCGTCTCGCCTGTCGATGAGGCGCGGTTGCAGGGGCGGCTCTGGACGCCTGCGCAGGTGCTGCCATCGTTGTGGTTGGACGCCGCCGACCTGTCGTCGTTGTCCATGAGCGGGAGCAGCGTCACACAGTGGCGGGACAAAAGCGGCAACGCCCGTCATGCCACGACGACGGTGCGCAATCCGGGCATCACGAGGGTCAATGACCTGAACGTCATCAATTTCACGCAGTCCGGGGCGACGAAGCTGGACACGCCCGATTTCAACATCGCGCCCAACCGCCAGTTTTGCGCCTTCGCGGTTGTGTCCGGGCAGGGGCTTCTCGGCGGTTCCACTTATCGGCGGATTTTTACCACCAAAGGGGTCAATCCAGACACACTTGCGGCTGGATCGACGTATGCGCAGGGCTATCTTGGTTCAGGCGCGAATGCCGGGACTGCAATGCAGATTGCAGGCGGAAATGGTGTGGCAACGCCTATCGTCACGGGCCTTGGCACCGGCCCGCAGTTGCTGACCGGCGCTTTCGGCACGGCGGGCCTCGCGGCAAACGAAAACGCAATCTCGGCCAATGGCGGCGCGCGGTCGGTGTTGGGTGGCCAGAGCGGCGCACTCAGCACCACAGGCATCCGCGTGGGGTCAGACACCGGTACGGCTGGCGGGTCTGCCTGGAACGGCTGGATTGCGGAACTCATCATGACGCTCGCCCTTTCATTCCCGCAAGTCCAGGTCATTGAGGGCTATCTTGCCTGGAAGTGGGGTCTTGTCGCCAACCTCCCCGCCGCGCACCCGTTCAAGAACCGCCCACCGCTGATCGGAGATTAACCTATGGCCTTGCGCGTAAGAGTGCCGCGCATTGCGGGGGCTACCAACCCAGCGATTACCCTTGGCGCGACCGAGGCGGCAGATACCGCATCGTTCGCCGTTGGCGTTGTTAGCGCAAATCCAACCGTTACTTTAACGGCAACCGAAGGCGCGGACATTGCCTCCTTTACTGTCGCAGGCCGCGCCCGCGTCACCCTGACGGCAACCGAAGCGCCGGATATCGCAGCGTTTACGGTTCGCAACCGTGCTAGGATCGCGCTCGGCGCGACTGAAGGGGCTGACGTTGCGTCATTTACCGTTGATGTTGCAGGAGCAAATCCTGCTGTAGTTCTGACGGCTACCGAGGCACCAGATACCGCCTCATTCACGGTTATAAATCGTGCGCGAGTGACTTTAGGCGCGACTGAAGCGCCTGACGTTGCCTCTTTTACCGTTGGTGTTGTAAGCGCAGCACCGACTGTATCTCTTGGCGCAACAGAAAGCCCGGATATAGCGTCATTTTCACTTTTGAACAAAGACGCAGTTATACCCGGTGGTCATTATGGCGCATGGTGGCTGGATAAGTACAAGAAGATGTGGGAAAAGCCTCAGATCAAAGAGATCGTCGAGGAAATAAAAGAAAACCCGCAAATTATCGAAGAAATACCGGAAGTAAAAGCCGAGATAATTGAAAAATACCCAGAGTTTGACTATCAATTTTTGCAAAACAATATAAAATTACAAAGAATAGTTGCAAATCTGATACAAAAGCAAATAGAAAACGTGATAGAAGAGGACGACCTGGAGGTTTTATTGTTATGAGCAAGGGCAGCAAACAAAGACCGACTAATCACGATGCCTTTTCAGGAAATTTCGACAAAATTTTCACTGAAAAGCCTATTCGTGGAAGTTTCATCCAAGACCCTGAAACCGGCGAACTGGTGCCGAAAGATCAATACTACGCACCGTCGAATGCTTCGCACTATGTCATGCCCGACATTCAACCTTACCAATCCATGCAGACCGGCGAGATGATTACATCGAGAAGCCACCACCGGGCGCACCTGAAACAACACGGCTTAATTGAAATCGGCAACGAGATCAAAACAGCAATGACGAAACAACAGCCCCGTGATGACCGGGAATCGAGAAAACGTACTATTGCCG